TATGTTGCGGCCATCATCATTCCTTTCTTTGATAAGACTTACAGGGCCAGGGCCTCCTAGCCCTGTAAGCGGCTTAGGGTTTTATCAGGTTAGGTTATAGCGTTGCAGACCACCGGAAACAAGTGTCTTTGTCGCAAAATAACCATAGAGCATCGTGGAAATTTCACCAGTCGCAACAACATTGACGGAAAGTGTCAATTTTGGTGACTCGTAAATTGCAATGCTCATTGGGTTAACAATAAACGCTGCATCATCAATTGTGGTTGAAACCATGTTCTGATCTACCCATAGATCCAAGCCCATCATATCCCCGCGCAATCCGCGTGGTGTTGCTTGGCCATTGGCGTTCATTGGTGAAGCTGCATTGAAAATACTGCGACCAGTTGTGTCTAGGCTTCCGATTAGGAGCGACCATACTGATGTTCCTGCAATGAATGCAGTTGCAGTTTCTCCGCTTGCTGCATAGACGGCTGGTGCAGCTTGTGCAACATATGCCTGAAGTCCAGCAATAGTTGCAGCTTGTGCAGTTGATTGCGTTCCGCCTGAAACAATTTCTGCAATTACTGCTGCATCAGATGCCTTAGCGTAAGCTCTTAAACAATTCTCATACATCGCGGAATAAAAGCTTGGATCTGATCTGTCAAGCAACTCTGTTGAATAAATCTGAGTGCCCGCTAGTTTTACCACTGTTGCATTGACATAGCTGGAAACAATCTGAGTTGCAGCAGTTGATGCGCCTTCAGCAACTGTTCCGATTGTCGCATTCGTTGTGATTTTTGGATGTGAAATTGTCATGCCTGAAGGAGCCAGTGCGCGTGCTCCACCTAGTGCATCAATTGTTGGGCGTGACATAACTGAAGTATCAATAACACTTGAAACAAATTGTGTTGGATTGAATGCAGGGTTAGTCGTAAACGAATCGTTAGCTGCTTCAATTTTTTTGTATTGAGCATCTGCTGCACGAATGTAATCGCGTGATGTGTCATTGCCCATCTTCGCTTTGATTGCGTGCTCAAGATATTGTGCTTGAGTCTTAATTGGTGAGCGAACTTCGCCAACAATATAAGATGCTGAAACAACTGGGCGTGAGGCATCCACAACGGGAGCCTCTGCCGCAGTTTCTGGGGCTGTATTATCTGGGGCTGTCGTCATGACATCCTCACTCTCTGTCTCGGTTTCGACCTCCACAATTGTTGTGTTGATCGTAGTTGTTTTCGTACTGGTAGAACTTGCCGCTTCGATTTCGGCTTGGCTTGCGGCAACGCTGGTGACAATCGCATTTTCAAATGCGGGCGACTCAACAAGGCTGACTTCAATAAGCCTTGCGCTAGTTACTAAAAGATAATCATCATTTGGCAGTGATGCGATTACTTCAACACCCACCGACAAACCTGAAACCAAATCTTCAGCAGCTAGAGTCAAATAATCCGTTCCCTTGCTGCTGCTAGAAATTTTAAACGAACCATAGATGAATTCGCCTTCATTGCTAAAAGATTGAGCACGGCCGATCGGATTATTTGGCTCATGTTGCGCAAGCAACTTAATGCGGCCAGGTGACGGAATCTGAATTGATCCGTGCTCAAAAACAACGGCCCCAACTGAAGTGTGACCAACGGCCCCATATTCCATGATTTTTCCTGAGATAACCCGGCGTTCAGTATCAGCCGCCTGGATTGGCGTGCTAAAGGTTAGCTTCATGATGCATCTCCATTCGGTGATAAGTTTTCCATTGCCTTGGCTTGATCTAAAGTAATTAATTCAAGTGTGAGCATTTTTTCAATTGCTGCTAAGCGTGCACTGGCATCAGCACGCAAAAATGTTTCGTCAGAATTAAAGCGCACAACATTTTGTGAACTAGTGATGTCATTCATGCTTAGTCTGTCCTCAATTGCACAAACATAAGGAGCCAGGGTGTACGCATAAAATTCTTTGCGGGCATCCAGGATGTTTTGATAAGTTTGACTTTTATTGGCATCGGCGGATGCCATGTATGCCGGCACATTCATCAAACGACAAATTTCAGTTGAAAAATCTTGTTTTGCTTCCGCGTACATCATGTCTTTCGGTGAGAATGATGTTGTTTGATAATCCAAAGTGCTAGTGAGGAATGCAGTGCCACGCGAATTTCGCGCTTGCTTCCAACTTGCAAGAATTCCTTGCACTTGCGCTTCAGGAAGATCCGCACCGGTATTTTTTAAGAAACCGGAAGGGATTGGAGTTTGTGCCGCAATTGCAGCCGCTTTTTCGAGATCCAAAGCTGCGCGGATAGTGCGGCCTCCGGTTGCAAGAATCCCAGGTTGAAGTGACTGGAATGTGATTAAACTTCCGATTCCATTTTGTGGGCGAACTTCATTGTCAACTGTGTAATATTCAACTTCAGTGTTACGCGCATTGAGTTTTGGTGTGACTCTTTCATTTGCAACCCACGCAAAACGCGCTGGCCTTCCATCATCAGAATAAGTTGCGGTGCATTCCCAATATGCAATTTGGTAGAAAAGGAGCGACTGAACCGTATAGGCAATCGTAACTGAACGCGGTTGTCTAATGTCAGGTTGTTCCAACCACACTGGCAAACCTAATTTTTCTCCGGTTGTTTTGTTATATAAACTTAATGGAATTCCGGCGATGGTTCCGCAAATTAATTGACGGCACTTTGAAACGGTTGGAACCTGCATGGCAGAATTTAGATCAATGCCGGCGTAATCAAAGCCCATTCCATAATCACTCCATGCGCCAACGCCGTAGCCTTGGTTCATTACTGCCGGGTTGTATTGACTTTTTAGCGTGTCTGAATCATCTTTGACTAAACGCAGTGCTGACAAAATACCCATAGGCGGATAATAGCCCCATAACACACTAAACGGACATTCAATTCATTTGGGATTTTGGGCGTGTCTAACCTGCAACAATCATTGGAGTTGAAACCGGTTCCTGCATTTTGTGGACAATCATGGCCAGGGAGATTGGAGCTGATACATCTCCAGCACTGGCCCTTCTTACGATTCGCCAACCACTGTCATTAGTCTTGGCAGCGCAAGCATTCATTTGGAGGTCAAATGATTCTTGACCCATGTGAACAATGCGATTGTTTACTATTGCATCCAGCAAATCCCCTGATGCCTGGTAAAACTCGGTTCCCGACACATCAACCATTCTGCAACCACTTGCCGCTAATCTTGCGGCAATGCTGGCCGTTGAGTAGTGGTCAAACATAATCATGCGCGGGAAATACTTATCAACCCACTTGGTTTTGATGTCGGCCGCAATTTGCAACTCATCCACTGCCGTGTCAGAACGCCATTGATCCATAATGCCTACGCCAATTTTGCCGTTCGGGAGATATTGACCAGCAACCAAGGTTGCGGTGCGTTTTGATATGGCAACATCAAATGCCATAAATGTGTCAGGCCCAATTGGTAACGAAAGGTGACTATCCGCGCAAGCTTCCCATGATCCGATAGGCCAAGGGCTGCTAAGAGACGAAACCCACATGCACATGTGCTCAGGCAAGAATTTTTCCATGGGCATTACTGACAAAGCTTCTTCAAGGCCCGATTCTGTAATTGTTATCCCAAGACTTGGATTACTTGCCGCCCAAGCTGCACGATCGGTAGGTTTTGCATGTTGAGGCGCGGAATACTCATACCAGCCTAAAGTCGGTGATGGATATGAAAGGGCCTTATCTCGCAGGTCATTAAGCACATGGCTAAATGCATCGCCGGCGTTGCTGCAAACATATGTCTGAGCCTTGTTACCCATTGCAATGGTAATTGGTTTAGCTGCTGCCCAAGCTTCTTCACTGATGTAACGCAACTCATCAACGAAAAGGAGGTTGGCAGATTTGCCGCGTGCGCCGTCACTGGTTCCGGCCACGATTTCATAACGCGCTCCATTAAGTAGATCTAAGTGCTCCTTGCCGTTACCACGGTAGCCAACCTCACCACGGTTCAGCTTGACTTGGCTTCTCAAGAATTCATTGGCCTCAATGATTGAACAAACCTTCCGGAATGTATCCTCGGCCATGCCTCGCTTAGACGACATTGCCACGACTGACTTTTCCTCAAGCACGAACAAGCCAAAAAGGATGCGTAAGGCAATAAGCATGGTTTTGCCATTTTGACGGCTTAGAATCACCGCAACGGTCTTGCGCTTAAACGCCCCAGTTTCATCCACGGTCAGAAAGTCATTGGCAATAAATTTCTGCCAGGGAAATAATGGATACCCACATTTTTCCGCAAACTCTGCAAATTCTTCGCCCCTGGATTTTCCCTTTAACGGAATGCTCATGATCCGTGGTTTTACTGCTCCCACAAGCTTCTTTTTCTTTACCCCCACCTTGGCGGGTTTTGGATTGTCTATGACTAGTTCCATGATGGCCTTGCCTGACCTTCAAAGGGCCCAACAAGACTCGAACCGGCTCGAACCGGAGAGAGAAGGTCGGGAGA